CAGGTCCTGGTCAATGGTTAGAAAGACGTGATCAAACTTTTATATCAGAATATGTTGATGAATTAACAGGAACTGCAGGAGGAGCAGCAGCTCAAGATGTAACAGGATTACCTAAGTATTATTCTATGTTTGGTGGTGCAACAACAGGTGCAACAACAGGTACTTCAGGTGCTATTTATTTAGCTCCTACACCAGATGCTAATTATCAATATAATATACACTGTAACGTAATGCCCGTGGGCCTTGGCTCAGGAGGAGATGGTAATTCTAATACATATATAAGTAACTATTTTCCTCAAGGACTGCTATATGCTTGTCTTGCAGAAGCTTATGGATTTTTAAAAGGTCCACAAGATATGTTGACATTATACACTCAAAAGTATACACAAGAACTACAAAAGTTTGCAGCGATGCAAATTGGAAGAAGAAGACGAGACGATTACACGGATGGTACAATAAGAATTCCAATCGAGTCAGCGCCTCAATAAAATTAGGAGATAAAAATTATGACAATCGCATCAGAAATATGTAATTCATTTAAAGTAGAAATACTTAGAGGCGGACACAACTTTGATACCGCTGCAGCAACACCAAACGGTAACTCATTTAAACTAGCTTTATATTCAAGTAACTCAGCTTCGCTAAGTAAATCAACAACAGTTTTTACTGCCGCTGCTAACAACAACGCAGTTCCAACAGACACTCTTGAAGTAAGTGATAAAACTACTAATCTAGGTTCAACTGCAACAGGTTATGATGGTGGTGGAAAAGTATTAACAGTAACAGCTACTCCAGTTTTATCTGGTGATGTAGCATGTGTTAAGTTTAATGATATTTCTTGGACATCAGCTACGTTTACAGCAAGAGGTTGTTTACTTTATAATAATACAAACATATCTGGTTTTAATAATTTAAGATCTGTTTTTGCAATTAATTTTGGTGCAGACAAAACTGTAACTAGTGGAACTTTTACAGTTCAATTCCCAGCGCAAACTGCAAGCAACGCTATCATACAAATAGACTAGGGAGTAAATCCTTATGGCTAACACTTGGAACCAATCTGGAACCACTTGGGGTCAAAATAGTTATGGACTTCAAACTGAAATTAACGTTCCTGTAAATGGTTTATCAACTACATTAACAATTGGCTCATTAGATTCTGCAGGTTCAGAACAAGGATGGGGTTCTGATGCTTATGGTATTGAAAACTGGGGTCAATCTGGAAATACAGTTTTAATAACAGGACTTCAAATAACTGCTAGTGTTGGTGAAATAAGTGCTTACGGAGAGCAAGGTTGGGGTAGAGATGCGTATGGTTTAGAACCTTGGGGTGAAAGCGCTGACCCTGTTGCTAACTTAACTGGTTTTAGTTTAACTTCTACTTTAGGAGAATTTCCTTATGCACAAGCAACTGATGGTTGGGGTAGAGATGCATGGAATCAAAACTCATGGGGTATTGATGGTATTAATGTTTCTCTTACAGGATTAACAGCAACTGCTTCACTTCCAGATGTTGGTTGGGGTAATCAAGTATTTGGTTCTGATAACGAAGGTTGGGGTGGCATATATCAATTACCTGTTGCGGATGTAATGGGTCTAACTGGTTTATCGATTGATGCAGATTTAGGCACAGTTACCACTAAATCAGATGTATCGCTTTCTTTAACTGCTTTATCAACTTTAGTAGCTTCTCCTGGTTTATTATCAACAGATGATCACTCAATAGGTTTAACTGGGTTTGAAATTGAATCGGATTTAGGAACAGCAACAACAACTCAATTAACTATTGCTGCGTTAACTGGATTAGATATTGATACAGATTTAGGTGATATAACTATTTCATCTAATCCCATTATACTGCCGGGATCTTTTACTGCACAGACTGCTTTAGGAAGTGTAGGTGTTGCAGATGTAATAGGTGTAACAGGTCTATCTTCAGAGACAACCTTAGGTGCATTAACAACAACTCAATTAAGTATTGCTAGTTTAGATGGTTTAGGATTAACAGCTACAACTACTTTAAATGATGCTATTAATCTTCAATACTTTAATAGAAAAGTACCTAAGGATAGCACGGGTTACTCAAGAAAAGTACCTAAAGATAGTACCGGTTACACAAGAAAAGTAGCAAACTAATGTTTGACTTAGTAATAAATAAACAATATAAATAAACCAATTTAGGAGTACAAAATTATGGCATCAACATTCACAGACCTTGGTATAGAACTAATGGCAACCGGCGAAAACGCTGGTCAATGGGGAAACAAAACTAACGCTAACTTAAATCTTATTGAACAATTAACAGGTGGTGTTAATTCTCAAGCGGTGACTGATTCAGGAACGCCGACAGCTTTAACAATAGCAGATGGTGCTTTAACAGGTACTGCTCAACATAGAGTTATAGAACTTACAGGATCAATATCTGGAGCTAGAGTTGTAACTTTTCCTTTACTTACAGAAAATTTTTATTTTATTAAAAATGGTACAACAGGTGCATCCACAGTACAAATAAAAGCTGTATCTGGTTCAGGTGCAACAGTTACTTTTGGAGCAACTGACAAAGGATATAAAATAATATACCTTGATGGTGTTGCAACAAACACTGGAGTTTTTGAAGTACCATTAGGAGATGCTAACGAAGTAACTCTTACTGGAACACAGACTTTAACAAACAAAACTTTAACAGCACCTAAAATTGGAACTTCAATTTTAGATACTAACGGAAACGAATTATTACTTTTAACAGCTACAAGTTCAGCAGTTAATGAATTAACTTTAGCAAATGCTGCAACAGGCAATGGTCCAATTCTTTCAGCAACAGGTGAAACTAATGTTGATATAAATTTAAATCCTAAAGGAACAGGTGTACTTAAAAGTGCAACTGCTGCAGTTAAAATTGCAGGAACAGAGACTATGTGGGTTCCAGCAGCAGCGATGTATGGAGCAACAACTAATGGTGCTGACGCACAACAAGTTGAAACAACAGCAACAAGACCTGATATGAAAGTATTAGATTTTGATGCAAGTACAGATGAGTTTGCACAATTTTCAGTAGCTTTTCCTAAATCATGGAATGAAGGTACAGTAACATATCAAGTTTTCTGGACTCCAAGTAATACAAATACAGGTAATTGTTTATATTTATTAGCAGGTGTATCATGTGGAGATAGTGATACTATTGATATTGCTTACGGAACACCAGTAACAATTACAGATGCTGGTATAGGAACAGTTGAAGATCAACAAGTTTCAGCAGTAAGTAGTGCTATTACAATTGCAGGATCTCCTGCAGTAGACCAACAAACTTATTTTCAATTACAAAGAAATGCATCTAGTGGTTCAGATACTTTTACAGGTGATGCTAGAGTTCTAGGTATCAAAATATTCTTTACTACTGACGCTGCTAACGACGCATAAGGAATTTAGATATGAGAGATTTAAAAAATAAACTTACTTCAAGTAAGAACACAAAAAATATACAAACCAGAAAAGGTAAATCATTCGGTTATCAAGTTTTAGGATTTGGTGCTGGTGGTGCTGGTGATACTTTTATTACAGCAACAGGTGGAACAATCACTACTGTCGATACAGATTACAAAGTACACACATTTACAGGCCCGGGAACTTTTGAAGTTACTGAAACAGGTAGTGTAGGGGCAGGTTATTTAATAGTTGGCGGCGCTGGCTCAGGTGGTACAGGCTCACAAGGTGGTGGCGGTGGTGCCGGTGGTTATAGAGAAGCAACAACAGGTGGATATACAGCTAGTCCATTAGCTACTGACCAACTTATTGTACTTCCAGCAACAACTTATCCAATCGTAATTGGAGGTGGTGGTTCTAAAGGTAGTCCAGGACCAGAATGTTTTAATACTCAGGGTGGAAATAGTGGAGTAGCCTCAAGTGCTTTAGGTATAACTTCAGCCGGAGGTGGTAGAGGAGCAAGTGGTCCAGGTGCACCGAGACCGCTTGGTGAAAGTGGTGGTTCTGGTGGTGGAAATAATCAAACCACACCAACTACAGTTCTTGCAGGAAATACTCCCCCTGTTAGTCCCCCGCAAGGATTTCCGGGAGGAGATGCTCCCGCAGGCAGTCCTGCAGGTATTGGTGCTGGTGGCGGTGGAGCAGGAGATTCTAGATCCAATCAATGGGTTGGTGATAATGGTGCTACAAGTTCAATTACTGGATCAGCGGTAATTTTAGCAACTGGTGGTGGCGGTGGTAAAAATTCCGGTACAGGCCTACCCGCTGATGGCGGTCCAAGAGGTGGTGGTGCTGGTGGCAGTAGTAATATCGCAGGGAATTCTGGTGCTACTGGAAATACTGATGGTGGAGATTCAGGAACTAATCTTGGAAGCGGTGGTGGTGGCGGTGGTCGTCAATCTTCTGTTCAATCAAGAGCTGGTGGTAATGGTGGTGCTGGTGTAGTACACATAAGGTATAAATTTCAATAGGAAAATATTATGGCACATTTTGCAAAAATATCAGAAGAAAACGAAGTACTGTCGGTATTAATTTTAGATGATAAAGATATGTTAAATGCCGATGGTGTGGAAGAAGAAGCTGTTGGACAAGCTTATTTAGAACAACACAATAATTGGCCTGCTCATTTATGGATTCAAACTTCTTATAATACACATAGTAATGTTCATCAACTAGGGGGGACTCCTCTTAGAGGAAATTACGCAGCAATAGGTTATATTTGGGATAGTACTAATCAAATTTTTTTGTCTCAAAAACCTTATTCATCTTGGGTAAAAAACTTAACAAATGCAAAATGGGAATCTCCGGTAGGAAATGCTCCAGAATTAACTGCAGAACAAAAATCTCAAAATGAAATAGATTTTACCCATAAGTGGATTTATTCTTGGAATGAAGAAAATCAAACTTGGGATTTATTAAACACTTTATCTTAATACTTGACACTATAAAATATTTATATATATTTATATATAGGTATGCATAAGAAAGTATTAACAGAGCAGTCATTATATTTTGGCGATGTTAAAATGCCAAAACATTGGGAGATAGATTCAAATGATCTAGCTCATCACATATTACATTCTAGTTTAAATAACACAAAACTTGAGTTTTCAAAAACTTGGGACAAGTTAGATACATACATAAAAGATTATGTAGGTTTAAAATTTAATATACAATTAGTGAGTAAAAATAAATGGGGAAATATATATAAACCCAATCAGACAACAATTCCTTTATTAAATATTGATCCGGTAGATCTACGAAACTCTCCAGACTTTACCATGTTATATGGTGTTAAAGTTAAAGACTGTTTTGTTAGAATACATTACGATGATAATAGACGTAAGGGAAGAAGTTGGGACGTAGAACTTGAAAACAACATGTTCTTAATGTTTCCTTCAACTAATATGTATTACATAACTAATAATCAAAAAGATGATTTGAATTTTATACAAACAAATACTTATGAATATATCTAATTACTACTGGTATTTTAAATCTGCAATACCACCAAAAATTTGTGATGATATTATCAAATATGGTTTATCTAAAAAATCTTCATTAGCAAGAACAGGGGGCTATAGTGATAAAAAACTTACTAAAAATGATGTTAAGGATATTAAAAAAAAAAGAAACTCAGATTTAGTTTGGTTAAATGATTCTTGGATTTATAAAGAAATACATCCATACGTACATCAAGCTAACAGAAATGCAGGTTGGAATTTTGAATGGGATTTTTCTGAGTCTTGTCAATTTACTAAATATAAATTAAATCAATATTATGATTGGCACTGTGACAGTTGGGAAAAACCTTATCATGAACCCAATGATTTTAATAAACATAATAAAATTAGAAAACTATCTATGACTTGTCAGTTAACAGATGGTTCAGAATATGAAGGTGGGGAGTTGGAATTTGATTTTAGAAACTACGATCCGCATACAAGGGATGAAATTTTTCATGTAAGAAAAGCAATAGAAATATTACCAAAAGGTTCTATTGTCGTGTTCCCTTCATTTGTTTGGCACAGAGTTAAACCAGTAACTGCTGGTACAAGATATAGTCTTGTTGTTTGGCATTTAGGGAAACCTTTTAAATAGTATGTTTATTTACGAAAAAAATATTAATAAAAAAATATGTAAAGATTTAATTCTGTTGTATGAAAATTCAGATAAAAAAGAATACATTAATGAGAAAGATGTTAAAATGACACAAGGTGTTTTTCATATAAGTAATCCTAATTTATCTGATTACTTAAAAGTATTAAATAAATTAATAAAACAATATATTAAAAAATATAAACACATTAATTATGGCCAACAACCTTGGACTATATACCCTAATATTAAAATTCAAAAATATAAACCTAATGAAAATTATGGAGGATGGCATTCTGAGTCTACAGGATATAGAGGAAACAATAATAGGTTGCTAGTTTTTTCTACTTTTTTAAATACTATAGACCAGGGAGGAGAAACAGAATTTTTTTATCAAAAACAAAAAATAAAAGCAGAAGAAAGTAAAACAATTTTATTCCCTTCTTTTTGGACACACACTCATAGAGGAAATAAAACAAAAGAAACTAAGTATATAATAACAGGGTGGTGTACATATGTACATTAACAGTTTTTTTAACACAATTATTTGGTCAGAACAAAAACCAGAATTTGTAAAATCATTAACTAAGGCCTCTAACAAATATATTAAAACTGCTAAAAATTCCTTAGAAGCTAAAGCACATATAAAAAAGTTTGGTGATTTTGGAAGAAGTTATCATTCAACACCTCTTACAGCAGATAATGATTTTTTAGATTTTAGAAATTACATTGGTCAAAAATCTTGGGAATATTTAGATCATCAAGGTTATGATATGCAACAATACACAACACTATTTAGTGAGATGTGGGTACAAGAGTTTGCTAAAAAAGGTGGTGGTCATCATTCAGCTCACGTTCATTGGAATCAACATGTATCAGGATTTTATTTTTTAAAGTGTAGTAACAAAACATCACTACCAGTATTTCACGAACCAAGAACCGGAGCAAGAGCTACTAAATTAAAAATGAAAAATCAAAAAGGTATATTACCTGGATTAGAGTTAATTCATTTTAAACCTACACCTGGAACGTTAATTATTTTTCCAGGTTACTTGGAACATGAGTTTTCTGTAGATTTTGGACTTGAACCTTTTAGATTTATACACTGGAACATACAAGCAATTCCAAAAGAAATGGCTAAAGATGTTTAAAGAAATAAATAATTTTTTACCAAATAATTTTTTATCGAATATACTTACCAATAGCTTTCCTTGGTATATAACAGAAACTACAAAAATTAAAGGGAAGATGGGTAAACCTTATTTTTTTCATCTGCTGTATTTTAACGAACCTAACAGTAATTATTATGAAAAAATTATGCCAAAATTTATTGAAAAATTAAAGATAAAAAAATTAATTAGAGCTAAATTAAACTTGTATCCAAGAACATTTAACATAGAAAAACATAACTATCATGTTGATTTTAAATACCCACATAAAACTGCTCTTTATTATGTTAATACAAATAATGGTTTTACTATATTTAAAAACCCTTATAAAAAAATAAGTTCTAAAAAAAATAAAATAATTTTATTTGACGAATTAAGTGAACATAAAA